TTATGCTGCTACTGCATTCGCGTTATAGGGTCGCGGCTCGAAAATCTCGGCAATATCGCCGTGAGAGTCCGGGAGGATAGCTGCCTTGAGCGGTACTTCGGTGAAGTTTTCCAGGTCGAACTTCGGGAAATCACCTGCGATAGTGGTGTTCTTGAATTCCACACCGGCGATGTCTAGGCCGTCCTCAGTGATGATGAGGATCGCTTTCTTTGCTTCCAGAACCTTGTCGATTACCTTGTACGACTTCTTTTTGGAGTCGTATGAGCCACCGAAGAATGCCAGCTCGAAGGTTTCCTTTGAGAGGTTTACGCTGTTGATGGTTGCGGTAATCTCACGGTCGGAACGCACAGAGCGAGCTTTTTTGCGGTCCCAGGTGCGCTTGTATTCGATTTCGCCGCCCTCGGATTCGATCTCAACGACGTTTTCGCCGGAGGTGTCGCCGATCCAAGTCCAACCGGTTCCCCAAGTCGTTTTGTCGGAGAATTTGAACTTGTCGATGTTGGGCAGCTCGGTTCCAGGCTCAGCAACGAAAACGTGACCGTAGCCGGAAATGTAGAGCTTCGATTCACTGATGGATTCTGCCATCTGCGCCGTCCTTTCTAACGGTTAGGGTCGCGGCGCGCGATGACGCGAGCGACTGCTGAATATTGGTGAATAGCGCCGCCACTCACCGGAGCAGACGTCACAGAAACAGGCTCTTGCGTGATAGTCACCCGCGTAAACCAGGAATCCGGTTGAGACGGCGGGCGTTCGCCAACAGAGTCCATGAGAGCCGATAACACCGCATCGCATGTGTCTCGCGCAGCCACACGTGAGGATGCGAGCGCCGTGAAGGTTATGTTTGCGGCGGTTCCTCGGCCGGTGCGGGGGGCGTTGGATACGGATGCGGGGGAGTCGATCTCGTAGATGATGGCGGGTAGGTTTTTAGGTGAGAGCGTGTCTGTGAGTGCTCCGGCGAGTAGGCGGCTTTTGCCGACTTTGCCATTTAGAAGTGCATAGGTGAGGGCTTGTATATCGGTTGTGAGCGGCACGAGCTAGTCCTTATTAGTCTTGGAATTTTGCGGCTGTCTTGCCGAACACGTGATGTCCTGGCACCCATGTTGTTGTTCCTTGGATGATGTGTCCGAACTCGATTGAGGGGGCGGCTGGATCATCCGAGTAAATGATTTGGTCGGCTACTCCTTGGCTGGTGATGTGCACTTTGCGCTTGATGGAGCGAGCGAAGTCTCCGGTGTCTTTGGGGGCGAGCGATCTAGCGGTTTTTGCTATGTCGCGGGCGTTGGCTGCGAATTCGTCTGTGTCGGCTGCGATGCGGGCTGCTTCAAGCTCGACGCTTTTATCGACGTGCGCCATTTATGCTACCTCTGAGTCGTTGGAGACTGCGTAAATTTTGGTGTGTCCCGTTGTTCCTGACATTCGGGATTGGAGTGCTTCGCCTCGTTGCTCGAAGTTCCTGCCTTCGATGACGATGCGTGAGTATGGGCCGCCTATCCACTGTTTGTTTCCGTGTTCTTGCGGCCAATATTTAATGCGGTATGCCGTTGATGTTCCTAGTCCTGCTAGGCGGGTGAGTTCTTCGGCGGATACTGGTTGTACGTTGCATTGGTAGACGGTGGGTGTCTCGGAGAGTTGTGAGACGGTCTCGCCGTACTTGTCGGTTGTTTTGATGCGGGGGTAGACGGTTACCTGGTGTTTTCCGGTGCGGAGCGTCATAAGTTTCTCCTATGGGGTGGTCCAGGTATCCGCTAGTGAGTTTCCGCATTTGAATTTGTACTGAAAATTGAGGTCGGGGCGTCCTGCGCCTAGACCGTATTTCTGTTGTGCGTATCCGTCGGTTTCGGGGGCGGTTGAGTGTACTCCGCCGAGGCCTATAGCGTCGCGGATTTTAGCCCAATCGGCGGCTAGAATGTCGATGAGACCGGAGGCGACAAGATAGTTCAGCTGATATGAGTAGCCGTCTTCTGTCTCGGAACGGTAGATGCCATTGTTCTCGGCTCGGAGGACACGGGCGACTGCCTCGGCTTCAATGTCACGGATGAGATCGAAGATGAGGGGGTCGCCCGCAAGCACGTCCAAATTCCGGTGTCGAGCGCGTATGATGATTTCTGCCCGGTTGATAAGTGCGGGGATGTAGCGCTCTTCGTCGCCTCGGAGGTCGCGGCGAAGAGCTGCTTGCACATCGGCTATTTGCGCGATTGACATGGAGGCACCTGGCCTATTCGTCTTCGTCGCTAGAGGCTGTCTTCTTGGCGCGGCTCTTAGGGGCTGGTTTCTCATCCGCCGGGGTCTCGACGATTTCCTCCCATACTGCTGGGAGTTCACGACCGTCTTCGACGCTTACGATTGTCCCGGTGTTGCGGTTTTTGAATCGTGCCATGTTTTACCTCCTATTAGGCGGCTACTGCGGCCGGTACCTTGTCTTCGTAAGCGACAAATGCGCCGGTGTCCTTAATTACCCACCCGAAAATTGCCTCGACAAGAATCGCTTCCATGTTGTTCTGCCAGAGGTTAATCGACTGGCCTCCGTCCATGATGGTCGCCTGGTCGGTACGGCTAAAGGTGATGTCCTCCGCGAAGCCGTACATCAGCTGTGAGAAGTCACCGCCAAAAGCGCGTACCTTCGTGTCTTCGGACTGGCCGATCTTGCCAGAGACAGCACGGGAGTAGTCGATAGGCAGACCGTGAAGCGTGCCTGCACCCTGCTTGAGGTTGATGGACGGCGCGTAAATCGGGCGACCGAGAGTGTCGGTCTGAGAAAGAAGTTCTGGTGCGAGGCGCTTGTCAGCTGCGAATGCGGTCATGTCGAAGTCTTGGGTCTCATGCCCTACCACAAGCGCATAGCCGGAGAGAATGTCGGTTGAGATACCGCCGTTCTCCTTCTTCGCGGTGCCAAGCTCAACGCGGTTCTTAGTCTGGTTCACATACTCGACGCCGGAAATGGTCTGCCCATTTACAGCATTCTTGCCGTGCAGGACAGCAAGGTCGAATGCGCGAGTGATAGCGCCTGCCATCTGTGACTGAATGAAGTCGAGCAGGCCCAGAGGATTCGCCATACGGGCTTCTTTAGACCAATAGGCAATAGCGGCCGCTTTGATAGGCTTCATGACCTTAGTGCCAACAGTCAGATTAGTTACAGGTTTCGGCTGTCCTTCGCCGACGATTCCAGCCTGCGGCTGCCCGGTCTGCACTGCCAGCGCCGTGCCAGTAATCGGCATAGGGACATTCTTTGCCAGCTTTCGGACTACCGAGTCTTCGGTAACCTGCTGGATAATCTCTTTCGCCATCGGCTTCGGAAGAAGGCCGGAGGTGTTAAGAGAATCGAGAGTAAAGCTGTTCGCCATATCTCTCATTCCTTTCTATAGGTGATGGTGAATTATGCAAATATGCATAACTGTTAGCCGAAAATAGACTTTAACCAGGCCTCTTTAGGATTAGAGTCTGATTTTCCGCCCTGTGCGGGGTTCACAGGGAAAGATTTCTTTGATTCTCCGGCGTCAAATTTCGACTTTAGGGTCTTGATGTTCTCTTCGATCGACTCAGAGTCAGAACCGGGGATGAAGTCAAGCAGGTCTAGGTCAAGACCAGCGGATGCGAGCGCACGGAGCTTTAGGTTTTCCAGCTTTGCGGCGTCGAGTTCTGCGGATAGATTGGAGTCTTCCGGGGTTTTGGCGTCCTCTTGAGGTTTCTCTTCTTTAGTGGGTTCCTCAGGTGCTTTCGTAGGCTCAGCTTCCGGTTTTTCTTTGAGTTTGGTGTTTTCGGCGCGGAGGTTCTGGATGAGTTTCCATGCGCGGGCGGCGTCGAATTCTTCGCCGTCTTTTTCCCAGGGTGGTTTCTCTGCTGAGGGTTCTACGGCTTGCTCGGTAGCTTCTTCGGCTACGTCGTGGTTTTCTTGGACGTCTTCTTTAGGCATATCTTCCTTCTTCGGTGATGGTAAAAGCGTGTTTTGCAGTGTTTTTGGCTAGTTTTTACGTCTCTTTGCGCGAGTCTGAGCTTGCTTGTTCACGCGGATAAGATCGTCGTAGACGGCATCAACGTGGCGTTCATCTGTGGTGTCTACGAGGTTGAGATGTGCGGCTTCGTCACCTTTGTTTGAGACAAGGGTGTCGAGCGGTGTTTCTTTCATCGCCTGTTCTAGCCAAGAGACGGGAGACTTACCCGCGTATTTTTCTGGGTTCTTCTCAACATCCTCAAGCGTTGAATCGTAGAACTTGCTCAGTCGCTCATAGTCTTTTCTGCCGACCCAATTATCGGATTTGAAAACTGGAACTACGAGGCAGTCGCATGAGTCATGAAATTTATCCATGTTCTCTAGCCGGTATTTATCCCGGCGAGCGCGGGATGTTGCGGCGGAGCCTCGGCGGCCGCGTTTTCCTGCGGCGACTTGTTTTCGGCCGCCGCGGTAGGTAGCTGCGAGTTTTGAGGTGTAGACGGGGCCGCGGGATGCGAGCATGACGCAGAATCCACAGTTTTCGGCTCCGGTTAGGACACGTGCCCATCCAATCGGATATGCCTTAGGCGATGGCTGGTATCCTTCCTCCCTGTCTTTGTCTTCGAGCGCGTTCTCGGTTTCCTCTATGAGTTTGTCGAGTTCGTCGAATCCTTCGAGCAGGACGGGATAAGTATCGGCGGATACTTGGTCGGAGATGGGAATATAGTTATCCAGTTCCGGGTTCGGAACAGCCCGGATGACTTGGCGGCGGGCCGCCATTCGTACATGCCGTTCCATCGCGTCCACAAGCGTTGAATCGGAGGCATTTGAGTACTCGCGGAAGAGCGTTTTGACAGCCTGGTACGTGTACTCTCCCATTGGTGGGATGTATGCATCATATCCGTATTCTTCCGCAGCGTCCTCTAGCATCTGATTACCAATATGAGCTGCTTGTTTGCGGGCTTCCTGTATGGTCTCCCAGATTCTCGGTATTGCGGCTTCTACCTGTCGCGGATCAGCACGGTTTATGTATGTTAGTGTCCGCAGCATGTCCGATCGGAACGGGTTCAGCAAAGAGGCGAGGGCGCGGAGATAGAAAGCTGGGTTTAGCACAGCGCTATGCTCCTATCTCTGCACGTCCTCGTTGGTCTGTACGGTCTTCGCGGGCGATCTGTTCAGGGGATAAGCCGAGGTATTCACGGGCGGTTTCGGCGGAGATGACTCCCTGCGCTTGGGCCTGCAACATGAGAGCGTTCCGGGAGCTGATGGAGGCGACTGCTGGGTCGCGCCACCTAGCTTCTAGCGTCTCTATGTTTTCGACGTGCACACCGGAGATCGCGAGCACCATGCGAGCGATGTCTTCTACTGCATCACCAAAAATATGCTGTTTCAGCTCGGCGCGGGAGATGAGACGATCTTTTGCGGATCGCATTGCTTCGGCGCTGGCCGGGTTGGACTCAGCATTGACGCCCATCATGAACGGCGGGATGCCAGTCATAGCGGATACCTGCTGCGCATAGAGCTTGAAGCTGTTGATGATCTGGTTTAGGTCTGCCCCTGGAATAGCACCTGCCTTAGCGTCGCTAGGGCCGATCAAGAAGTTACCGAAGTACGCTTTTATCTTTGACTGTAGGTTTCCGTTTTCATCGACAAATTGGTCTTCTACGCCGTCGCCGAAAAGGTATTTGGTCGGCATCGACAGCATCTCTTGCGCTACTTGCAGATTGGTAAGCGAGCGCGATGCTGCGTCGATGAGGTCGTGGATGTCTTCTATTTCGGAGCGTCCAGGTTCGCCGATGCGCTTGATGTTTGCTATTTCGACAATGGGAATTCCGGGGTATCGGTCGCTAAAATCTTGGCGTTCTACGAGGGTTTTCACGCCGTTTTCTTTGCGGTATATTTCGATTACGCCGGGCTTGTATATTTGACTGTATCCGGTGTTCCCTGCGGCGAATTTCTGAACCGCTTTGACAATTTTCCCCGTATGGTCGCGGGTTATTTTGATGTCGCGGCCTTTGTGCACGGTGAGACGTGGAATGTCTGAATCCGGGCGTCCACCGGCGACTACAAAAGCCGAGCCGGTAACTAATGCCTCGGTTATCCCTAGCGTCAGCAAGGTATCGAAGTTATTCGCCTGTAGGATACGCCGTAGTTCGTGCGGCGGTTCCCCATCGGCGAGGGTAAAACCTTCGAGTACGAGGGCTTCTACGAGAATATCGACGGAGAGTTTTCCCCACCTGACAGGCATCTCTAGGACGCGAACGTTCGGCGGTAGGGAGACGCCGAGAGCTGCTAGGCGACGTTCGCCGTTATAGTAGGCTTCACCGTCGATATGGCCTATAAAATTGCCCATGAGGTGCCTCCCTTCTTTTTCTCTTTGTTCATAAGTGCGTCGTAGGCGATTGTGCATGCTACGAGCGGGGAAATATCTTGTGTGCGATCATCTCGCGTCCAATACCACAGCTCTCCGTTGCCTTTGGAGCGGCGACACGCATTTACAGCTTCGTCCAGCTCTTCCTGCCCTATATGGCGGATTGAGCTAGATGCGAGCGCGTCGTAGAATGCGCCGCATGCTTGCGTGTATTCGCGGTGTGTTAGACCTGTTAAGAAACGTTTCTGTTTGGGGTCTTTTGCGAGCACTTCGGCGGTCTGAGATGCACCGGCGAAGGCTGTTGCTACCGGTTTCCACTTCTCGCGTAGCTCTTTGAGACGTCCAGGTACCCAATCGGTTCCGATGCGGCGGTCGATAACCTCGACGTGTACGTTTCCATCCGGGCGGAGCGCGGCGACCGATATTGTTGAGACGTCGCGAAGCGGGGTAACGTCCACACCGAAAGCGAGCGTATTGCCTGGCACCGAGCTGGTATCGCGGGTGTTTGCCCAAAATTGGGCTGGTATCGCGGAGGTTCCACCGAGTTTTGCCCAAATTCCTAGCCGTTCACGTTTGAAAGATTCATCGTCCATTGAACGGCGCTCGGACTCGATGAATTCTTCACTAATGCGCAGCCCTAGCGCTGGGTTCGCGAGCGCCCACATGTTTTTGTCTGTGGGGTCTGCATCATCGGGTGCGGACCATTCGTAAAAGGCGAGGTGTTCTTCGCCGTCTGGGTTGAGAGCGCGGGTGCGGAGGTCTGCTAGGACGTCGCTGTCGGGGAATCCTGCGGAGGATGTGTACCAAACTTGAGTCGATGAGTGCATCGACTTCGAGGCTAGTGTCGGGAGCATTGCGGATACCACGGAGCGAGGGAGGTCGTATGCTTCGTCGAAGACTACGAGGTTCGCTGTGTATCCACGCATCGAGCCGCGTGAGCGAGCTTTGAAAAGCAGGCGGTTTCCGTTTTGCGTCTCGAAGGACATGCCGCTGTTTCCGGTTTTGATTCCCGACATGGTAGCTTGCGGGTCGCCCTTGTATCCGAGCATGTACTCGACAAGTTCGCTGTTTCGGATTAGGTGCTCTAAACGCTGTTGATGCTCGACAGCGGTTCCGAATAGGTGCGCCGTGTGCAGGATCGTTTTCTCTCCGAATAGGAATAGCCCGGCGAGTTCGCGAGCTTCTAGGATGGAGCCTTTGCCGTTCTGTCGTGCGACGATAACGCCGACGTCGGTTGCTTTCCAAGCCCCGTTTACGCGCTCACCGAGGGAGCCGCGTAGGACGTATTCTTGCCATTCGTCAAGGATGAGACCTGCTACTGCGGCTAAGTCTATAGCATCGTCTCCTGCGGTTGTGAAATAGAGCGGTGTGACG